TCTCCGTTTTCGTCCTCTGTAATGGGAGCATAATAGAGACGGTCAAGTCCTATCGTTGCCATAATCAAACCTCCTGTAATTCATAATCTTTTGCCACATCAATGGCATAATGATGGTAGTCCGTGTCATCCTCATGTCCAATATAACGACGATCCGTCACGGTAAAGTCTGCATCCAGGAACGCACGGACAAGCTGATTCTTTCGTACTTGATAGTTATTTTTGCTAAATAACGAAAGCCGTGCTTCCTGTATCTCATACTGTGGACGATTGTCTGAGTGAACATCAAAGGTATCCGAAAGAGGTGTGATTACAATATATTCATCAGGGGCTTTGTCCTTGAACACACCCGTTTCCACAAGAATGCCTAGACCATCCACAATTCTATTTAGTTCCAATAATATACTCATAGACTGTTAATCTCCTCCTCCAGTTTGGCAGTCATGGCCTCCACACACTGGTTTCTTGATTTAGATTTTGCGGGTTTTAGAAATGGCCTTGCAGGCTGCCCATGTTTACCATATTCAATGATATTAGCAATTTTTGCATTGCTACCACCATCGCTTCTCGGTTCTGAAAACCCAACCTTGACATTATAATTACCTTTACGGTCTTGTTTTGCTGAAGTAACACCAAGGGAGGATACAAGTTCTCCCGTGGATTTGGACGGGTATTTTGTTCCCTTTCCAACAACAGAGCGTAGNTTATCTTTGACTTTAGCAAGCACAACTTCGCCACCAACTTCTAGTACCTTTGGGATAATCACATCAGTTTGCTCAGCCAATTTAGATACCTTAAGAAGAAAGTCCTCAGGCATTCTTACATCCACTTTAGCCATTCGATGCCACCACCTTTTTTGCTAAAACCTCAATATACATTCCTCGGCCTTTTACATCTTCTACACTGGTAATTTCATACCGCCCATCACTATCTACAATGACCATTTTTGTTGTCACATGGATACTAGGGATCCTTCGAAAACAAAAAAGANCGGTTGCTTCAGAAAATACCGCCCTGTTTGCCCATTTCTCATTACCATGTCGTTCTTCCTTATACGCACGAACCGAGGCAATAATAGTGTCACTGATTGTACCAAAGCCCTCGCTATCCTTATCATTTTCAACGGAAACTATATCGATAAAGGTATTCATTTTCCCATAACTCATAGGCTACACCTTCCAATCCCGGTCTAGTCTAAGAAGTAGGTTCACTGTGTTCCAAACCTGCTGCCCCGCTTGTACGCTATCGGCGAAGAAACCAGCCGTCGAGCCATCTCTGCTTTCGTAGAAATGACTCGACAGCATGATTACTGCCTGTTCAGTAGTTGGGGGCATGATGTCAGTGTAATAACCCTCAGCAACATGCTGATAACTTTCCGCATAAGAGACGGCGGCTTTGATGTAATGCAGCAGAAGTCCATCGTCTGCGTCATGCGTCAGGATCAGATTTGCTTTTACTTTAGGAAGAAGATTATCAGTTGTCATGCCGTCCGCCTCCCTCCGGTCATTCTTCGTCTGCAGCCATTAACCCAGCCGCTTTTAGTTTAGCGAGCAGAGCATTAAAATCCGTGACAAGAGTGGCTGTATCCTCGGCTATGCTGTCGGCTTGATTAGCAGCCATTTTTACCAGCCCAGAGACTGACTCCGTAGCATCGGTAGGATATGTTGGAGCATACAGCTTACCATCTTCACCAATTTTGATTTCGACAGTATCACCCTCATCAGCAGCGGCGGCTTTTACACCACCAAGAGTCTCCTCTGTTGCCACGAGAAGCGGATCGGCGGAGAGCCCCGTTACCGAGGCTCCTTCCTTGATTTCAAGTGTTCCGCCTATAACAGTTTTCTCTCCGCCTTGTTCGGTATAATTCTTAGTGTTATAGCTCATAACGCACCTCCATTAAGCTTTCTGCTGAAGTACTTTTATGGCTTCAGGTAGAATTAATTTTCCATCCACACGCTGAGTAGCAACAAAGCCTACTTGGCCAGTAACAGCATAAAGTTCATTAAGCCTCTTAAATACACGACCCTGACGATCAGCTACCCAGTAATAACTAAAATCACCAAATGCGATACTCTTTGCAGCTGCAGCAATAGTTGGCATATATGCAGAAGTATACAATGGTCGATTGAGGATAGTATCCGGTGTACCTGCCTGTAAGGAAGGTTGCCATAGGTACTGTCCTTGACCATCCTTTAGTTTACGGATTGCTTTTACAGTGGCGTCGTTCATAACGAATACAGCCTTATTACGGTAAGGTGCCTTTAATGAATAGAACAGATCAAGTACCTCGTCCATAGTAATTGCCGTAGCACCTGCAGTAGTCACACCAATTTGGGCACCACCTGTAGAAGCAAGGATACCTGTCGGTTTTCCAGATCCATCACCGGTAAAGAACGCCTCTTCCTCTTTGTTACCGATACGCCTTGCAAACTCCTTAGAGATGTAGGCTTCAAGATTGAACACAGAATCGTTAAGAAGCTCCTCGGAAACTTTGATCATGGTAGCGAGTTTGTAAGCTCCTATAGAAACCTGTCCGAAACTATCATCGCTATCTGGGATAGTGCCTTCTTCATCCACCCAGGAAGCAGTACCTTTTGTAGCTACAACAGGAATTTTCCTATCGCCAGAAGATGTATTGATAACATTGGCCAGTGAACGGAAAATGTTCTCTTCCTCAAGAGCCTCTACTAAGGTACGTTCAAACTCGTCAGGCACAAGATAACCACCCTCGGAGTCTGTACCGATTTGAAGGGCATTTCTTACGTTTACATCAAGGCCTTCCCCTGCACGAGTACGCATAGCATTCCAGAATGCTTTCTTGTACTCTGCAGACGCACGTCCTGTCTTATCTTCAGCATGTTTGGACGGTGTGTTTGTAATAGGGCTACTAGTGGCTTTGGAAAGTTCTAAGTCAATAACCGCCTGACGTTCCAAACGTTCTATTTCCTTACCAAGTGCAACAACTTCAGCTTCCATCTTTTCATAGGTTTGTGTGTCCTCTGCGGATAACAATCCATCACCGCCACGTTTTGAATCAAGGAATGCCTTCGCCGCATCCCAAACCTTAGCGCGTTTCTCGCGCAATTCAAGAATTTTACTCATTGTTATTTCCTCCTTTAAATTAGTGAGAAATTAAAGAAAGCCGCTTATCCAGCGACTCTATAGGTGTACCTGTTTTTTGTTTTTGTTTTTTAGGTAGTTTGCTAATAAGTGAGTTAGTAACCGCCATCCTGCTAAAGATAAGGCTATCCGCCAAATCCGGTGTTTCATTTTCCATAAACATGATCTTATCTGCAAAACCAAGTTCGATGGCTTTATTTGCATTCATCCATGATTCTGCATCCATCAGATGAGAAAGCTTTGTTCGGGAAAGACCAGTCTTTAACTCATAGGCATTAATAATACTTTCCTTAACTTCATCTAATAGAGCCTTTGCTCGCAGCATTTCCTCGCTGTCACCGATGGCAATGGTCGAAGGGTTATGAATCATGATCATGGATACCGGCGACATATATACATCTCCACCCGCCATTGCAATAACGGAAGCTGCACTTGCCGCAAGCCCGTCAATTTTTACAGTGACCTTTCCGGTATAGTCCATAAGCATGTTGTAAATCTGAGCTGCTGCAAACACATCCCCGCCAGGAGAGTTAATCCACACTGTAATATCACCGGTGCCAGCCAGCAGTTCATCTTTGAACATCTTAGGTGTGACCTCATCACCCCACCACGTTTCTTCGGATATCACTCCATTTAAATAGAGAGTGCGCCCTTCATCAGAATCTCGCACCCAATTCCAGAACTTCTTCATTTACTGACCTCCTTCGGTTTTGGCAAACGCTCCTGCGTCAGCCAATTTCGTCATATTTCCGTTAACCAGATATAAATCGCCACCTTCCTCAGCTGGGATACGGTTCATGTCCTCCAATTCACGGATATCATTAGCTGACATCCAGCCATTTTGTCGCCCAATAGCATAGCCATTCATTCGGCTTTGATAATCGCCGCGAAGCAGACCATCTAAATTGAACTTGATGAATACTGATGTTTTCTCAGAAGGCAAAATAAGCGATTGCTGGAGACTTTGCTCCCATCTCACCACCCACGGATCGAGAGTGTATTTTACAAACTCCAAAGACTGCTGCTCGATATTGGAGAAGCTAGATTTCTCAAGATCTCCCACCATATGGGGAGGCACACGGAAAATCCTTGCAATCTCATTGATTTGAAATTTCCGTGTTTCTAAAAACTGAGCCTGTTCTGGAGGTATACCGATGGCTTGAAACTTCATGCCCTCTTCCAATACAGCGATTTTATGTGCCTTAGCTGTGCCTTGGTAAGCACTATTCCAGCTATCCTTCACTCTCTGTATGTCTTTAATTACTCCCGGGTGCTCCAGCACACCGCCGGGATTGGCTCCATTAGCAAAGAATGCCGCACCGTATTCTTCGGTAGCAAGTGACATACCGATTGCATTTTTCGCCATAGCAATAGGGCTATAGCCAATGAGTCCATCAAAGCCTAAGCCTGGTATGTGAAGTACATCATCTTTGCGAAGTGTGACATAGCCACCCATTGGATTCAGGCCACTTTCGTCTGTATCCCGGTAGTAGGTATAAACCAGCTCACCATTTGATGCTCGACTTACTTCCATCTTGTTAGGAAGTAGGGGATAAAGCGCAATTGCCTGGCCACGACCATTTCGAACTATCTGTGCATAAG